TAGCTCGTCAGATGCGACAGTAATCACCAAGGATGCTGTCTTCTATAAGACGGAGCTACTGCCCCATTATGGACTAGCTCATGATCAAGGCTTGGAGAACTTGCCACAACGTGAATTCCTTGGTATGTCAGACGAAGGTGCTATGAAGATCATGGGTGTGTTTGGTGAATGGTTTGATCGTTCGATTGATCTGTATGTAACGAGTGCTGGTAACGTCGGGATGCGTCACTCCATTCAAGGTGAGGGTGGATTTGTCTCAAGGGCTTCCATTGGTAAATTCCCACTTTAAATGGCCCAAGACTACTATGATATTCTACAACCATTCGATTACCTCGTCGATCTACTTGACGACAACAAAGCTACTCTCGGTCTAGCCTATATCGCAAAGCATGACGAAGACCTTATCCCCCAATACCCCGCTGTGCTCGTTCAAACGGACAACACCGTCCGTGAGTATCATGCTACTCGGCAGTACCGTGTACGGTTCCATATCGACCTGTGGGTGTTTCACGCGGACATGACTAGTGGCGTAGCTACTCGATCCCGTAAAGACATTGAATTGGCAACTGCGATCAGGAAACTCATCCACACAAAGTCAGACATGGATGGACATATCATACAAAGTTTCGTGGACGGAGAGTTTCCGGGTGTTACTGCCAGAGTCATTGGAGGTAATAGTTCAATCATCGTTACTACAAGATTGACTTGGCAAGGTCAGAATCGCGTCCAATTTGAACAGTCATAAAGGAGGATCGATGGCGCTAAAGCTGGAAGTGGATCATCCAAACTATCCAAAGGATATGGAATTTGATTTGGATGGTATCGCAGCAAAGAACGGTGGAACGGTTAACGTCACAGAAGAGATGGAAGCAGCTTTCGCAGCAAAGAACGGTAAGACAATCAGGGAGATTTACGGTCATAGCAAGATCGTCAAAGTCTCTGGAACCAGTGAAGTGAAGAAGGAAGGGGGTGAGTAACTGTGCCTGCGGGACTCGGTGGTGGAGGTAAAGTAGGTATCGCGCATGAAACGGTGATGGGTACGTATGTAGCTCCAACCATCTTCGTGCCTATCCTTAGTGAGTCACTTAAGTATACTGAGGAGCAATACTACTCTGAGCAGATTCGTCAGCAGACGATTGTTTCCGATGTCAAGTCGGGTTACTACCATGTTGAAGGTGATATCGAACTTGAAGTCGATCCAACCAACATGCCATTGTGGTTGCACGCTTCTCGTCATACACCTTCGTTCGCAGCAGGAGTTTTCACCTATGTTCCATCTTCTGCGGGATCAGCATCTACAGCAGCAGGTGTAACTAATCCTAAGACGCTATCGATCACAGTCGTCCGTAACAACGTGGTCTTCGGATATACCGGATGTACGGTCGGGGGCTTTGAATTTATGGTCGAGGATGGCGTGCTCAAGTGCACGATGAACGTTCTCGGACTCGCAGAGGCAGTGCAGGCTACTCCCTCTCCTGTGTGGGTTGCAGCCGATCTTCTCGGAGCAGACGCTCACCGTGTCTATCTGGCAGCGTCCGCAGCGGCTCCGACGTTTGGAGCAGTCGATATCAACTTCAACGGTTTCACCTTCCGTATGAACTACAACGCCGAAGCACAGAATCGTATTCATGCAGAGCGTTCGGCAAGCTACGTTTCGTTCGGTATTACTGAGGCTGAAGTTGAATCGGAACTGGACTTCCTTGATCGTACCGACTACGACAACTTCGTCAACAACGCACAGAGAGCCATCAAACTGGAATCGACCAATGGTGGAGCAACCTTCGCAGCATCGACCAGCGGAATTGTTCTGCAAGCTAACCGCGTAAGCTATGATGCTTACGATATCGGTCTTGAAGGAATGGGTGACCTGATCATGGCAGGCTTCACCGGCCGCATGATTGGTATTGCCGCAGGCGATGCCTATTCCATCAAGGTTAAGTCACCTACCACTATCACGTAGTAAAAGGAGAGAACGTAATGCCACAGGCAACTGTCACACAGGAAACTGTACGTCGTGAACTGAAGTCATGTCCGCCCGACGGGTTTGTTGAATTGAGAACGTTGAGTTTCCATGAGATGAATACACGGTCAGATATTGCTTCACGTATGTACTCTGAGCAGAAGCCCAATGTAAAGAAGCCAAAGGAAGAGGTTGTCCGGGGTTATCTTGAGATCATGAATGTTGCAGTTACGGAGTTTGAATTCCGTAACTGCATCATCAATCATAATCTTGAAGATGAGAACGGTGCTCAGATCGATTTCACTCGTCCGATGCAGGCATGGAGACTCGATCCAAAGATCGGTCAGGAGATCAGCAAGTACATCGATGAGCTTAACAACTTTGACGATGAGGAGGAGGATCTAGACCCTTTGGTAATGCCGCATTTCTCATCCTCACCGGACGAGGAGAGTTTGCGGAATCCTATTACGGTCGAGACGTAGTAATTGAAGCGTACCGTTGGCTACGGTACGCTGCACTATGCAAGTCATTGCATGTACTCCCTCGATCGGGAGGGGTCTTGGATCAGCCTGCACCTGAAGTTCTCAGACTTGAAAAGATGCTCGACGCCTACGCCAAGTGGGAAGATCGAGAAGCTAAAAAGTCTGAGATTCGTAGTAAAAATAGACGACGCCATGAAACTACCCGTGTCACGGAGGTAGTTGACTGATGCGTTGGGGAGTGATGTAACGTGCCGATGCGCGTAGGCGAGATGATGGTCGTCATCAGGGCGCAGGATTTCGCCTCGCGTACCCTTCGTCGCGTCGGCACAGAAATGTCGGGGCTGAATCGACTGCAACAGCTTCAGCAAGCACAGATGAAGCTTGATCAGCGTCGTGGTCGAGCTAACTTCCAGACACGACAACTGATGGATACACAACGCAACCTAAAGTTGTTGCAGCATCAGATTGATCTTGAAGAACGTCTAAGTAGAATCCGTAGGGGTACACCTGCACAGATGCAGTTTGGTGGTGGCGGGGCAACTATGTCCAAAGCCATACCTCCACGGTTTAAGACTGGCCAGTTCATATCACAGCGGGAGATCGATCAGTTAGATAGATCACTAGCTGACGTACAAGCACGTGTTGCGAAGATGCCGAGTGTATTTCGCAATCTCGGCAGTAGCTCAAAAGACCTAGCTGCTCGACAGGCCGATGTTGGTCTTGCTACAAAGAAAGCCGCCGATGCTTATAGACAACTGCGTCCTGAATTACACTTTATAGCCTCTGATCAAGAGGTACTCAATCAGGCTATGCGTGCTGCGCCGATTGAAAAGTGGCAGCAGATCGGTCATACCATGTCTGGTATTGGCCGTACTATGCAGTTGTTCGGGGCTATCGGTACAGTTTCACTTGGCCTAGCTGCAAAGACTGCCGCTGACTTCGGTACGTCTATCTCACTGGCGGCTACCCAGGCTCGCGACATCAATGCTCCCATTGAGCAGATAGCTGTGCGGACAGAGCAACTTACAAATGGTCTGCAAAAGAATGGGGAGCAAATCGATGGCGTCCTCGGTCTGATGCAGAGATATCCTGCTTCTGCGGAAGAGATGAGTGCGGCATCCTACGAAATCTTCTCCTCCATGAACCTTGAGCGCAATGGAGTCATGGATGTTGCTAAGGGTCTTGAGTTGTTGGAGAACGCGAACCAGATCGCTGTGGCAGGTGGAGGCGATCTGGAAGAAGCTACCAGCGCCATGATTACGGTGCTCAACAACTTTGATCCTCAACTTGAGAATACGACTAAGAACTTCGATACGATGTTTGACATCGTTAGGTTCGGTCGTATGCGCCTTGCTGACTTCAACGTCATGATGAACAAGATTGCCCCGGCAGCAGCCGATGCAGGTAACACACTTGAAGATGTCGGTGGCGCTATGGCGTTCTTGACGACCAACATGCCTTCGCAGCGTATGGTGGCTACAGGTATCTCCCGTCTTATGGAGGCTCTGCGTAATCCTGATGTTGTCGAAGGACTCAAGATATTCGGAGTTAACGCTAAGGATGCGACAGGCAAGCTACGTCCACTCGATGAGTTGCTAGAAAGTATCGCGCAGAGATTTCCTGAGCTACGTACAGGACAAAAGAGTGCGGCCGAGTTCTTCCGTGAAATCTCCGCAGCGGGTCGTGGTGGCGGACGAGGACAACTGTTCACGGCAGAGGGTCGCCGTGCATTCAGTCTGATCATGCATAACCTCGACGCATATCTTGCACGTCAGCGTCAAATCGAAAACAACACAGGTGAGTTCGGTAACACCCTTGAAGCACAGATGAAGACCATCGGTATCCAGTGGGGAATCTTCACGAACCAGCTTCGTAGCCTTCTAATCGTCGTCGGTACAGAAGCTATCCCCGTCTTCGTTCAGATCGGTGGAGCTATCCAGAAGTTCGTTAAGTGGTTCCGCGAACTTGACAAGGAAACCCGTGGACAGATTGTTCGATGGGCTGTATGGATGTCTGTAGGTACCCTGCTTGCCGGTGTGTTCCTTGCAGTAGCAGGAAGTATCACGTCGCTACTAGCGGCACTTCGTCTCATGACATTGACAAGTGGAGCAGCCTTGACAAAGCTAGGTAGGCTAAAAATGCTTCTAAGTGGATTAGCGAAAATTGTAGCAATCGGTGTAATTCTCCAAATAGCTATGGGTGGCGATCCCAAAGCAATGGACTTTCTGAATGCCGCTATTGCAGGTGGTCTTCTTGGTTCACGCGCAGGGCCTATGGGCATAGTTATCGGAGCTATTACAGTTCCCGTTATGCTGCATATTATGTCGCAGAAGAGTATGGATGAACAAATCAAGGGCGAGATTGACCAGAAACTCAAAGGTTGGAGTCAAGGTAGTACAGTTCATAAATATGGCGAATATCTTGCGGCCAATTTTAGCTCTGGAATGAATGCTGGATTTAAAGCGATGAACTTCGATGAATTCCAAACCTTTAATAAAACGGCAAAAATGTTGGATGCACGTGAACGAGGCATGACTGAAGGAGCGAACCATCTTCAAAAGGGAATGAAGGATGCAGGTGGCGCTACTAAGAAAAGTAAGGATGAGCTAAAGAAGCATTATGATGAACTTCAGAAACATCGTGAGGGACTAAAGCAACACGGTGCAGACATGAAGCAGTGGAATGCTCAACTCACGCAAGCTACTGAGCAGGCTACTACACAGGTCATGCAGTCGCTCCGTAGTATGTGGGATCAGATGCTACAGGAGAATGAGTCAGCCTTTGGCGAGCTATTCCAAGGGCCGTGGTTGACATCCGAGACATTCGATATTGCGAAGGAATGGGGTATTGCTCCTCGTATCCAAGACTTGATCAAAGACCTGCATCAGCAGAATGCACAATTTGCAACTTGGCGCACGTCGCTCGATAAGCTGATGAAGCGTGGATTGCCTAGTGAATTCATCGATGAGCTACGTGCAATGGGGCCAGAGGAAGGTCAGGCGATCCTCGATCAAATCATTGGAGCCAAACCCGCACAGGTGGCGAAACTCATTGGTGAGTGGAAACGTAAGAATGCTCAGATCAAGCAGGCTACGAAGATGGACTTTACGCAAGAGATCAACCAGTTCAAGAAGGCTGGCG